CAAATAGGTCTTAATACTTTTACTGGTGCTGCTACTTCAATTACTTCAGGACAGATTAGTAATTGGGATATTTCTTATGGATGGGGTAACCATTCTATTGTTGGGTACGTTACATCTGGTTATGTTAATACTCAAATAGGTCTTAATACTTTTACTGGTGCTGCTACTTCAATTACTTCAGGACAGATTAGTAATTGGGATATTTCTTATGGATGGGGTAACCATTCTATTGTTGGGTACGTTACATCTGGTTATGTTACCAATGCATTAGTAGGTTATGCTACAACAGGATATGTTAATACTCAAATAGGTCTTAATACTTTTACTGGTGCTGCTACTTCAATTACTTCAGGACAGATTAGTAATTGGGATATTTCTTATGGATGGGGTAACCATTCTATTGTTGGATATTTAACTTCTTATACCGAGACTGACACATTAAATTCCATAACAAATCGCGGTAATTTAACAGCAAATGGTATTTCCGTTGGTATTCTAACAGCAACCAGAGGAAACTTTAGTGGTATTATTACTTCTTCAGGTGCTAATATTTCTGGTGTAATAACAGCATTATCATTTGTAGGATCTGGTTCTTCTTTAACCAACCTTACTGGCGCATCCCCAAATACTTATGGGAACTCAACAGTTGTCCCTCAAATTGTTGTTGATAATGATGGGAGGATTTCTTCTATTACTAATGTAGCTATTTCTGGTGTTGGTGGAGGCGGTTCTGGAATAAATGTTAAAAATCTTGGATCAGTAGTTGGATTTGCTGGCACTATTGATTTTGGATTTGGATTGGGTGTATCTGCGCTTTCTGTCGGAGTTGTAACAGTTTCATCCACTATAAATTATGTTCCTAATTCTGGTGTTTCAACTTATGCTACAACTGCTGGGTTCTCCACAATTGCAGGATATGCTACAACTGCTGGAATTTCTACAACTTCTCAGGGATTAACTGGTACTCCAAATATTCTAGTTGGAGTTGTAACGGCAACATCTTTTGTTGGATCTGGAATTAGTCTTACTGGAATTGTAACTTCTATCATTGCAGGAACTGGGATTGCGATAAATCAGTCTACAGGAAATGTAACTATTAGTGCAACTCCAACTCAATGGGTTACAAATGCTTCTGGTATTCATACTCTTTCAAATGTTGGTATTGCAACAACAAGTCCACAAACACCATTACAAGTTGAGAGATATGGTGTAAAGACTGGATTTGGAACATTCAATGCTTCTGCTGGGATTGCAACTGACATTGATAGTTTTACGATTTCTACAAACGATTTTAAAACCGCAGAATATACATTGCACTTTATTCAATCTGGGACTATTCAGGCACAGAAAGTTCTTGTGATGCAAAATGGAACAACCGCATATTCGCAGGAGTATGGTGTTATGTCAGAACCATATCTAATTGTTTCTGTTGGCGCAACAATTTCTGCTGGTGTATGTAAGTTGCAAGTAACACCAGAAACGGGTGTTAATGGTATAACTACTTATAGATTAGTAAGAACTACACTATTGTAATATGACACGATTAATTCCAGTAACAGAAGATATTGAGATTATTTTATCTCCAGAAACTCCCGTCATAGAATATACTCCAGATCCTATCGATGAGTATATTGTTATTGTTGAGGAGTCTGAGTATTGGGAAGAGGTTCACAATTACATTATTAATGAGAATGAGATTGATGGTATTCCTAATAGAGCAATACCTTGTATAAACATTCAAGAATATTCTCTTAGAACTTCAATTTATTTGATGAGTCAAGAAGAAGCAGAGATATTGAAGAATCATCCAAAAATTGAAAGTGTAGAATTAAACCCAGAAAAATATCCACAACCACAATCAACTCATACCTTAAGATATAAAAAACCAGTAGCATTTAATAAACCACAAGTAGTTGCTGCTTTTGATAATGAAACAACATATTTTTTAAATGATATCCGTTCCAATTGGTCGCATCTATTTGTTAATAATCCTACCAGTCTTCCATTTAAGGGAGTTGGAGTTACTAGTACGACATATGTTGAGAGTGATGTTAGTTATTCTTTGACAGGCAAAGGAGTTGATGCAGTTATCATTGATTCTGGAGTTGCTTATTTGCATCCAGAATTTCAAAGACGAGATGGAACTTATAGAGTTAAAGATGTAATTCTTGATGGACCTTATAAAGTAGATCCAGATTATTTCAATAGTAGAGGTTTAACCTATATTAAAATTGTAGATGGTGTTAATCTTGGTGTCGGTATTGCTACAACTGCATCTGCCGCATGGTGGGGAAATGCATCTAATCGTTCTGCGGAGTTTCAAAGTTTGGGTACAATTCCCATAAATGCTTTATACACTGTCCCCCATGTAGCAACTAAAACTGCCAATGCCAATAGTAACCAATTGATTGATGGACATGGTACGGCATGTGCATCTCAGATTGGTGGAAAGTCTTTTGGGTTAGCATTTGAATGTAATGTTTGGAATATAAGAATTGCTCTTAGTGGTGTCGGTGGAATTATTGATGGTAGTGCTGCTTTGAATGTTTGTACGATTTGGCATCAGGCAAAGAAAATTACTCAAAATGGAAATGCAGACCCAACAATCATCAACAATAGTTGGGGAAACGTTTCCTCAACAGGTAATGTAAATGGTTCTGTATATACTCATCAATATAGAGGAGTAACATTAAATTATACTGGAAATGGAAATGATACTACAGTTCAGGCAAATGCTGGTGCTTGTAGAAATACAAAGACTTTTACTTATAATCTTGGCGCTGGAACTGGTCTAAGTTATTATCTTGGTAGTGGTCAGTTTACGCCACATGATGCAACAACTAGTTCTGCCGCAGAGAATGCTATTGCTGCTGGATGTATTGTTTTAACTTCTGCTGGAAATCAAAATCAAAAATTTGCTGATGAGACCGATATAGATTTTAATAATTGGTATAGTTTTTCATCAAACTATATTAATCGTTGTGGTGGTATTAGTAGAGGATTTACTGGAACTCATGAAAGAAAGAAAGGAACTATAAGAGTTGGTGCTTTAGATTGTGCTGTAGAACCAGCAGATTCAAAACAAGGTTCTACAGCATATGCAATCAGAAAAGTTTGTTATTCCAATTCTGGTCCAATGATTAATGTATGGGCACCTGCAGAAATGTCCATGGCAGCGGGATATACAAGTTCTTATGAATCTTTTACAAGAGTTGATAACACAAATTTTCATGATTGTTGGTTTAATGGTACAAGTTCTGCTTGTCCAAATACTTGTTCAGTGATTGCATTATATCTTGAATCAAATCGAAAAGCTACTCAATCAGATGTGCATGAGTGGTTAGAAAAACATGGTTCTGTTGAAATTAATTTGTCTGATCCATATCCAAATCCAAATGATGTTGGTTATTGGTCTCAAACTTATAATGCTACTTTTGATGCATCATCTTTCACTAATGATTCTTATAATGTTCGTGGTAATGGTAGTTTACGTGGAGCAATTAGGAGAGTTTTGGCAAATCCTTTTGCTAGTAATGCACAACCTTCGGTTAGTGGCGTCAAACTTTCTGGAATATCTTTCAGGCAAATCTAAATACTTAAAAACATCTCATGGCAGATAAAGGTTTTGGTATAAAGCAAATAAATTTAATTGGTGCTTCTGGAACCCCGACCATTGATAGTCCCAATAATTTAAACCTAAATGCAATTAATGTTGCTATTAGTACCGATGTAACTATTGGTGGACAATTACAATCAAATTTGAAAATAGGGTCCGGCTATTCGGTTGGTATTGGATCTACAATTCCATCGGCAAAACTGGATGTTATTGGTGGTGCCAAATTTACTGGTGGTGTAGATGTTTCTGGTGTAGCAACTTTCCAAAGTAATGTAAGACTTGGTGATAATGATATTTTAAATTTTGGTGATGGCAATGATCTTCAAATTTTTCATGATGGATTTGATAGTTACATCAAAGATTTTGGAGTAGGAAACTTAGTTATATTGGCGAATGGATTTGCTATTAATAATGCAGCAAATAATGAGAATATTATTACTGGGATTGAAAATAGTGCAGTTACGTTATTTAATGATGGTAGCAATAAGTTACAAACAACTGGATATGGTGTTACCATATTTGGAACTTTACAATCACAACAACTTAATATAACTGGTATTGCAACATTTGGATCTACATCTGGAAATGCTGGTCAATTAGATGTTGTCAGTAATACTACATCAACTCGCATTACACCTGGAACTATTGCCTTTAACAACACTGGAAATATTCAACAAATAGGAACCCAACAATATTTTAGAGCAGGTACAAGTGGAGCATCTTCTTATTACTTCTCAAATTATTATGGAGGTTCTGACCATGAGTTATTCTTTATTGATACTTATGGAAGCACAAGAATTGCTGGTAATTTGAATGTTTCTGGCGTCTCTACTTTTACTTACATTCAAAACACTGGTATAACATCTACCAAGGACCTGATTGTTTCTGGAACTGGTAATGATGTTGGTTCTATATCAACTATATCGTTGAGAAGTAGAAACAATTATATTGATTTTGATGCTGCAATTCCAAATACATCTCCACCACAACAATTTGGAATTAAATTCCAGGGTACTACTATTCTTGGGGGAAGTTACAGTTCTCCAGATGGTAGCATATTCTTAAATAATTATAATGGAACTACAGCGTTATCCATTAATGATAGTGGACTTACTCTTTCTGGTATCACCACCATTACTGGGACAACATTGTTTGCTAAGCAAATAAGTGTATCTGGTGTTGTAACAGCAACTTCATTTGTTGGTTCTAATACTCTTAAGTCAAGAGCAGTTGTATCTGGAGTAACAACATCAATTGCAAATAATGGAATTGGTAATACCAATATTACTGGATTTAAATCTTATTCATTAATGAAAGTTGGATTATCTACGGCAGGATGGTTAAGACTATATACTGATAGTGCATCTCGTACTGCTGATGCTTCCAGAAGTCAGGGTGTTGATCCAGCACCTGGAAGTGGTGTAATTGTCGAGGTTATCACAACGGGAATTTCAACAACACAAATTATTACTCCTTTTGTAATGGGTGGAAATCTAGATGATCCTGCAGACACAACCATCTATGCAGCAATTACAAATCTTTCAGGAGTTACCACAAGTATTTCAGTTAACCTAACGATTCTTCAACTGGAGGTATAAAGACTAATGGCTATCACAACAACCACAATTACAAAAAACGCAGGGTGGGCAAGAACTGAGGTTATCACTCAGTTAGAAGAAGCATTTACATGGTTAGGTTGGCATGGAGATCAAGTCGTTGGAATTGTAACTGGAATCGCAGCTTATAGTGGTGGTGGTACGACTACAGGATATGCATCTTCTTTTTTCCCAGATGTTAGACAAGTATCAACTTCTGGCGTTGGAACGGGGGCAAGTTTTTATGTTACAAGAAATGGAAGTGGAATAATTGACGCAATTTATGTTGATAGACCAGGAAGTGGATATGTTAATAATGAAATAGTTCAAATTAGTGGAGCAAGTGTCGGCAGTTCTGTTGGTATTGCAATTACTGTTAGTGTATCTGGAGGTGCATCACCAACTGGATTTGGAAGTACTAATGAGTTTTATGCTAAACAAGTAACTGGTGGTACTAATTCTCCATGGGGTGTATTGAGACATGTTATCAACTCCAACAAAGCAAAGGGTACTACTTATAGAGCATTTCAGGTTTATGGAAATAATTATCAAATGCTAATTGGAAGTGGATCTGCTTTCCAACCTGGTGCTACTAATATAACCAATAGAGGTCTTGGATATGGGACAAGATTTGCTGGTGTTGGTGGTATTGATAGAACTCCCAGTGCGGCCCCATATTCATCTGGTGTTGATTATCTTGAAACAACAGCTAGCGTAAGTAATTTTGGAAGATATTCGCAACTTGACCCAACTAGAGGTCAATTTGCCACATCAAACTCACCAACAACTCATGCTCTTAAATTAAATATCTATCGTTCTGGTATTGATCCAAGATTTGCTGTTCTTTCATATTCTCAACCAACAGTTGCTAATTCATCAATTACCGACAATACCTTTTTAACATTTATTCTTCATAATTTTGATTCAACTTTATGGGATTTAGATCATGTTTTCTTGGGAGGATTAACTACAATTCATCCAAATGCTTGTTCAGCATCTGGTAATAATACTGCTGGAAGGTTAGAATTCAGAACTTTCGTTGGTGGTAATGGTAGAAATAGTGGAAGTAATACATATGAAGTTTGTTATGGAACTGCTGAAGGTGGATATATGTCTAGATCAACTGGAAGTAGTTCTAGTCAAATTTGCTATACTTTTGATACAACATCAAAAACACTAGATACTTTTACAACCGATCCTGCTACTAATTATCAAGGTGTTAGTTATACTGGATCTAGAATTTTCACACGGAGATCAAGTTCTTCTGATCCAAAATCTGTAATGGATGTAACTGACAGTAATGGATATAGTGCTGGAATTTCCACATTCATTAGCTCTGCCGTTAACTATAATGCTGTAATCAAAGGGATTCCTTTGAATGGTAATTTAGTTCCTTGTCCTTATTATCTTCCTGATGATTTTGTAATTATTGATTTTAGATATGCCACTGCTGCTACTAACATTCAGCAAGGGGATACAATTACAATTAGTGGATCTGAAGTTTATACAGTTATCACTGGATCTTATAGTCAATATAATGAAACTGCTGGACTTCTGTTCTGTGCGAGGAAAGTTTGATGGCTGATTTTACAATCGTAAATTTAACTACAGCAGCGGCAGGAGTTGCTACAACAGTTTCTTTTTTAGCACAATCAACTGCTGGTTATACAATTAGTAATTCTAGTGATTTGGTTCAAACTGATAATTATAATTCTACGGATTTTGATCTTTCCCAGGCACAACCAGGTTGGTTGACTGGTAGAAGACCATCACAGGGACAGGTATTCCCAAGAGGTGTCTACAACAGGTAGACCAATTTCCAAACTGTCCACCACCCTTGACAGGGTGGTTTTTTTGTAGTATTATAAATAGGTAAACAAATGTTACGGATTTCTCATAATTCTTAACATTGTCACACACCCGCTAACCGAGACCTATGGGTGTATAAATCACGTCTCTCATATCCCCGCTGAGGGTGCGGGGAGCATAGTAACACCACCATTTCCCTGATGGTCTTACTTTTCTTTTACTAACAATGACTGCTTCAATCGCTCAACAACGACAATCGAATACTTGGGAACAATTCTGCCAATGGGTCACCAGCACTGATAACCGCCTCTATGTGGGTTGGTTTGGCGTTCTGATGATTCCTTGCCTGCTTGCTGCAACAATCTGCTTTATCGTTGCATTCATCGCTGCTCCTCCTGTGGACATCGATGGTATCCGTGAACCCGTTGCTGGTTCACTCATGTACGGAAACAACATCATCTCTGGTGCTGTGATTCCTTCGTCCAATGCTATTGGACTGCACTTTTACCCCATCTGGGAAGCTGCTTCCCTAGATGAGTGGCTTTACAACGGCGGACCTTTCCAACTGGTCGTCTTCCACTTCCTCATCGGCATCTATGCTTATATGGGTCGTGAGTGGGAACTTTCCTATCGTTTGGGTATGCGTCCTTGGATCTGTGTTGCTTACTCTGCACCTGTTGCTGCTGCGAGTGCAGTATTCCTGGTGTATCCTTTTGGTCAGGGTTCTTTCTCTGATGCAATGCCTCTGGGTATCAGTGGTACTTTTAACTACATGCTTGTGTTCCAGGCAGAGCACAACATCCTGATGCACCCCTTCCACATGCTTGGAGTTGCTGGTGTGTTTGGTGGTTCTCTGTTCTCTGCTATGCATGGTTCTCTAGTTACTTCCTCACTGGTTCGTGAAACCACTGAGAATGAGTCACAGAACTATGGGTACAAGTTTGGTCAAGAAGAAGAGACCTATAACATTGTTGCTGCTCATGGATACTTTGGTCGTCTGATCTTCCAGTATGCATCATTCAACAACTCTCGTTCACTTCACTTCTTCCTTGCTGCATGGCCTGTAGTTGGCATCTGGTTCACTGCTCTTGGTGTTTCCACGATGGCCTTCAACCTCAACGGCTTCAACTTCAACCAGTCGATTCTGGATTCTCAGGGTCGTGTTCTGAACACCTGGGCTGATGTTCTCAACCGTGCTGGTCTAGGAATGGAGGTAATGCACGAGCGTTTTGTGAACGCATGGCGCTCGTTAAATCGGATGAATTGCTGGAACTCTCTTGTAGACAATCAGCAGCCAAGCCTTGCAAGCGTGTAAGGAAGGTTCAGAGACTAGGCGGTGGATGACGCTTCATCCGTAATACGCCACTAGCGTCCGACACTCTTATGAGTGATGATATAGTCCGCTCCCTCTGGTGACAGAGGTTAAAACAGAAGGAATGCTCACAACTTCCCACTTGATCTTGCCGCTGCCGAAGCAACTCCTGTTGCCTTGACTGCTCCAACCATCGGGTGATATAATAAAGGGGAACTCTTCGGAGTTCCTTTTTTTATAAATAATTAAGCACGAAAGAAAACACGAATGACTAAACTATACTCCGACCTGTATAGAACTTGTATGACCTGTGATGTTGAGAAGCACATTACAGAGTTTTATATGCGTGATAAAAAGACAGGGAGGAGGCACTCTGCTTGTAAAGAGTGTGATAAGGCGAGGGTGAAAGCACGACATCAAGAAAATCCAGAGCGCACAAGAAATAATGACTTAAAGAGAAACTATGGTATAACTCTTCAAGAACATCAAGAAATGTATGAGGTTCAAAATGGTCTTTGTGCTACTTGCAAAAAACCTGGTGATGGTAAGTGGAAAAAACTTTGCGTAGATCATGACCATAAAACTGGAAAGGTTCGTCAATTACTTTGTAGAAGATGTAATATGATATTGGGGCAGGCGTATGATGATGCGAGTCTTTTTTCCGAGTTTATACTTTACCTTGATCGGCATAAGCAGTAATACTCATTGACTTCTTTTATGAAGTATTGTAAACTAAATATGAGAAATAACACAGGAGGCTATGACTTCTTCTACACTTTCACAACCAATTTCACAGAGAGGATGGTTTGATGTCTTGGACGATTGGCTTAAGAGAGATCGTTTCGTTTTTGTTGGCTGGTCTGGACTTCTTCTTTTTCCCACTGCTTACCTTGCTCTTGGTGGTTGGCTTACTGGGACAACTTTCGTTACGAGTTGGTATACTCATGGGTTGGCAAGTTCCTATCTTGAGGGTGCAAACTTTCTTACTGCGGCAGTTAGTACTCCAGCAGATTCTATGGGTCATTCTCTTCTTCTTCTCTGGGGTCCTGAGGCTCAAGGGGATATCGTCAGGTGGTTCCAACTTGGGGGACTCTGGCCTTTTGTGGCGCTCCACGGGGCCTTTAGTCTGATTGGATTCATGCTCAGGCAGTTTGAGATCGCCCGCCTGGTGGGCATCAGACCCTACAATGCCATTGCGTTCTCTGGTCCTATTGCAGTCTTCGTCAGTGTCTTCCTGATGTATCCTCTGGGACAATCCAGTTGGTTCTTTGCTCCATCGTTTGGTGTGGCAGCAATCTTCAGGTTCCTTCTGTTCCTACAAGGTTTCCACAACTGGACCCTCAACCCCTTCCATATGATGGGAGTTGCTGGTATACTGGGAGGAGCACTGCTCTGTGCGATTCACGGAGCTACTGTAGAAAACACATTATTCGAAGATGGCAATCAAGCGAACACTTTCAAAGCATTTGAACCGACTCAAGAGGAAGAGACTTATTCAATGGTTACTGCGAACCGTTTTTGGTCGCAGATATTCGGCATTGCTTTTAGTAACAAGCGTTGGCTTCATTTCTTTATGCTCTTCGTCCCAGTTATGGGCCTCTGGACTTCTTCCATTGGTATTATTGGCTTGGCTCTTAACCTTCGTGCTTACGATTTTGTGAGTCAGGAAATTAGAGCGGCAGAAGACCCTGAGTTTGAAACTTTCTACACAAAGAATATCCTCCTTAATGAAGGTCTTCGTGCTTGGATGGCTCCAGTAGATCAACCTCATGAGAACTTTGTGTTCCCAGAGGAAGTTTTGCCTCGCGGAAATGCACTATAAAAATCGGGGGGACACCCCCCTTTTTTTATAAATAGAAAAAAAGTGTTCGCTAATCATGGCAAGAAAGGTAGTACTGGAAACTGGATATACATTTATTCCCGCATCGAAAAAAATTATCATTCCTAGAGTTATCCCTAGGGAAAGACTTGTACTTATCACCAACGTAACTACAAACCAAATAATTTATAATTTTACTGATTCAACTTTAAAAGCAACTGCTTATACAACATCAGGTGCTGCAAATGCAAATACAACTGAAATAACACTGCAGTTTAATACGACTTCAATGTCGGATAGTGATAAACTTGCCATTATCTTTGATGACTATAATGAAAGATTTATGCCATCGGAGGAGTATACTGATCCTGTTAATAAGTTAAGAGTATCAACTCCACAAGCACTCATTGATACTGACTTTGAATATGGATCTCAAACTACGAAATGGGAAAATCTTGCATTAATTAATCAGAGACCTTTTGCTTTCTCATCTCCAATTAATATTACTGGAATTAACTTTATTGAATTCTTAACAAATTCTAGAACCGTAAGAGTTGGACTTGCTGGTGCTGCTCCTTCTGTTGGAACTCCAGTTAACATTACCGATACGTTCTTATCTCCTGCTAATGGCAATTTTATTGTTGAATCTGTAAGTGGTGCAGGAAATACAATATTTACTTATACAGCAACTCAGACCAATACTACAAACATTACCAATATCTTTGATACGAATAAAACTGGAATTTCTAGTGCTCTACTCTTTACCTCTGCTAGAATTGGATCAACTCCAACAGCAGTTCAATATTCAGGAACAGGAATTGTAACGTTCTTTACCACAGTTCCTCATGGACTAGCAATTGGCAACAACGTTGCAATTAGGGGTACAACTGCAACGACTAATCCACCTAACGGATCTTTCTCAATTGTTGGTGTTAGCAGTGCCAGAGCATTCCAAGTTGCTATTTCAACAAATCCAATTCCAACTGGTACTGTAAGTGGTGGAGAAATTTATGTTATTCCTCAGGGGAATGTATTGCATAGACCATATGATGGTGGAGTTATTTTCTCATCAAATGCCAATGGAAATTTTGAAACAATGGTCAGACAGACGAGAAGATATTTCCGTTATCAGTCTGGTAAAGGCATTCAAGTAAGTTCTGGTACAATTCTAAGACCAAACTTACAAATTGATTCTATTAGTGCTACTGGAGTAAGTGCTGGATCAACTGTAAATGTCATTACAAAAGAACAGCATAATATCCAACCTGGTACAAATATATCAATTACAGGATCTGCTCAAACTGCATATAATGGAAATTACACGATTACTTCTGTTACTGGATATAATTCTTTCCAATATTCTTTACCAATCGGAGCTGCTACAACAGTTGCAACTGGTGGAACTCCTTATGTAACCGTAACAAATTGGTATGGTGCTACAAATAGACTCGGCATTTTTGATGAACAAAATGGAATGTATTTTGAGTATGATGGACAACAACTTTATGCAGTCCGTAGAAGTTCAACTTTCCAACTTTCTGGAAAAGTTAGTGTAGTACAAAACACAAATACAATAACTCAAACAAATTCTTCATTCCCAACTTTCTTTTCAAAACAATTACAGATTGGTAGTTATGTTGTTATTCGTGGACAATCATATCGTGTCATTGATATTGCAAATGATACATCATTGACAATCTCTCCATCATATCGTGGTGCCAATGCAGATTATGTCAATATATCTGAAACTATTAATCTAAGAGTTCCACAATCAGAGTGGAATATTGATAAACTTAATGGTACTGGACCATCGGGGATGACTCTTGATCTTGGTAAGATGCAAATGTGGTATATTGATTATTCATGGTATGGTGCAGGATTTATTAGATATGGTCTTCGTGGTCCAGATGGAAATGTTCTTTATTGTCATAAGATAGCAAATAATAATATTAATACCGAAGCATATATGAGATCTGGTAATTTGCCAGCTCGTTATGAATCTCAGGCAGTTCCACCAACAACTCAAATTAATAGAAGTGTTGGTACTTCGGAAACATTTATTGGTGTTACAACCACTGCTGGATTTCCACCAACAGGAACACTTGTTATTCGTGATGCAGAAACTTATGAGTATATAAATTATGCTGGCATTGGAACTACAGCGTTTACTCAAGTTAGCAGAGCAAAAGCTGGTGGGGCAGTAACTCTAACAGTTACTCAAGGATCAAACTCTTGCACTGCAGTAGGATCCACTGCCAACCTTCAAATTGGTATGAGAGCAGTCCATCCAAGTTTTCCAGACGGAACATGGATTTCTGCAATTACATCACCGACTGCCATTACACTATCCCAAGCAGCAACTGGACCAATTACTGCAGGTGTTGTAACATTCCCAGCAATGGGTGCTAATACTGGACAGGCATTTACTTATGACTCAAATAATCCTGGTGCAGCAGCTGCTGTTGAACTTGCCTATCCAACTTTTGGTCCAACCATTTCACACTGGGGTACTTCTGTAATGATGGATGGTAGATTTGATGATGACAAATCTCTGATCTTTACATTTGGTCAGTCAAACGAAGTTACCCTTAGTGGTAAGGGAGCAAGAAGTTTGCTTCTTGCAATTCGAGTGGCACCATCTGTCGATAATGGTCAGACTGGTATTTTTGGAACAAGAGAACTTGTCAATCGAATGCAGTTAACTCTGAGAGCACTTGATATTAGTTCTGATAAGAGACTTCTCGTTCAGGCTATTTTGAATCCTGTTGGGATTTCAACTGCCGCAAACTGGACAAATGCTGTTGGTGGTGCTGCAAACGTTGTGAATTCATCATTGGCACAAATTCACTCGGCAACAGGACCCGTTACTGTTACAGGTGGAGAAGTTATCTCTGGATTTTTTGTCGGAACTGGTGTAAACTCTCTGGATCTTACTCAACTTAGAGATTTGGGTAATTCTATTCTGGGTGGTGGTGGAGCACCTGTAAATTCAGCACCTTATCCAGATGGACCTGATGTGTTAGCAATTATTGCGAATACTCTTGAGGGTGGTGATGCAAAAATCTTTGCACGTCTATCCTGGACTGAAGCACAAGCATAACATACTAAATGATTACATCTGAAACTCCTTATAAGTTGGCCGAGATCATTCGTGATACTTGGCCACAACTTTACATATTGCAAAATTCACGTTATAATGATCAGAAGAATGAAACATACGATGATTGGAAATCTAGAACCAGAAGAGAATGTGATGGGTAAGAAACCGTCTCCTTGGTTGGGACAACTTGCCATTGCTCTTCAAGAATTAAATTGGGATTCATACGATGATATTCGTGTTGAGGTAGGTGGTGTAGCGTATACAGGAACATCTACTCATCCAGATGCAAATCCAAAGTGGGCAAAACCATTTGGATCTGTAACTTATCAGAACGATTCTTTTATTGTTATTAAAAATCGTAGTCGCAATCCTGTAATTTCATCTCAGTCAAATCCAGATCTGAAGCAACATCATGAACAAGTACAATAGTGAAGATTATTTTTCAGTAAGAGAAAAAAGAACTCATAAAAAAATTTGTGATTGTGGTAATTTTGAAGATGCAAGAATGATGATGCATCTAGACGGACCAAATCGTGAAATTGTAAAAAATAAAACACTCATGAGTCCAGTGATTGATGTTGAGATTCCTAAGGCATTGCCAACCAATGAGATCGTAGTAAATATGGATGGTGGTGTTGGTGGTTCTTGGGAGGTTCGTGAACCAGATAAATTGCCTCAGATCAAACTTCCAGAGGGTAAACAGCAACCTGTCATTGTATGAGTAAGTTTAAGTATCCTAATGATCCACCTGATGTAAAGTGCCCTTATTGTGGAGAGACTGGGAAACCTTGTTCAAATGTAGATAGTATGGCAAGAGCATATGCTCGTGGTGCCTGTAAGAAAAAGCACGATAAATAATCATAAGTCGCAAGCACTTATGGGACCTCTACATTCTCCAAAAGAATACTTGTTTAATTTACATGCAACAAGTCCAGGAGAAGCGAAACGAATGTGGAGGCAAAAGATAAAGGAAAGTTGGAATCATAAATGTGCTTATTGTGAATCTGAAGAGAACCTAACAATCGATCATATTGTTCCACAATCAAAAGGTGGAATGGATTTTACGAAGAATGTCGTCTGCTGCTGTCATTCCTGTAATCAAAATAAGGGACATACTCCTTGGGAAGACTGGTACTTCTCACAGGAGTTTTTTTCTATGGAAAGATATGAAAAAATTAAGAACTGGATGAAACCTGATCCACCAACTAATTTATTTGCATATCGTCCAAGAAGGAATAACGCCAGTTAATAAATACATATAAAGACGAACCATAGGGGATAGTGAACCTGGATAGTCTAAGATAAGCAGTATATACTGCAAAAAAGGTACATACCGTCTTAAGATAAATGGCAACTCCAATTAGATTAAAAAGGTCTGCTGTAACAGGAAAGAGACCCCAGGTATCGGATTTACAACTAGGTGAATTAGCTCTTAACTTTTATGATGGTTACCTATGGGCAAAGAGAGACACTGCTGGTGTTGGAATAGGTACAACCATTGCTTTATTAACACCTTGGGCGGAGAACTTTGGTGCAGGATCAATTTACTATGATAATCTTGTGGGTGTTGGAACTCAGAATGTAGGAGCAAAGTTTCATGTAGTTCCAACTTCGAGTAATATTGCTGGACTATTTTCAGGAACCACATCATCAGATATGGTTCGTATTACTCAGACGGGTTCTGGTAATGCTTTTGTAGTTGAAGATGAGACAAATCCAGATATAACAAAATTTGTCATCAATAGCTCTGGTGATGTTGCTATTGGTAGTACAGATTCTGCACAAAAATTATATGTAGATGGTAACGTTCTTATTACTGGAAGCAGTACATTTGTTGGAACTATTTTTGGAGATAGTGCAGCATTTATTAAAGATTTACGCTTAGCACTTGATGATTCGATAACAATTAATAGTGTATCTGGAGATCTAAGATTAGGATCTTCAACTGGACAAAACGTTGTTAATGTACTCAATGGATTTTATGTTACTGGAATCAGTACATTTAATAGTTTAGTAAGAGTTGGATCTGGAGTTAGTTTGACACCTAGTGGCATAATCACAGCTTCAACAAGATTGTCTACAGGTGTTCCTGGAGAAGGTATCAATATTACCACCAATACAATTAGTGGACCATCAATTATTTTTATTGATCCAGCAGGCATTGGTGATAACACTGGTGCTGTAAGAATTAAGGGTGACCTTTATGTAGATGGCACACAAACTATTGTCAATTCTAATATTGTTGATATTGTAGATATTGAAATCGGAATTGCAACTGCTGCAAATACTGATGTGCTTCTTGATGGAGCTGGATTTGCTTTAGGTACAATTGCTGTTCGTAAAAGTTTTAATTGGAACTATCCAACACTTTCTTTAAAATCTAGTGAAAATCTTGATCTAGCGATTAATAAAGTATATAAAATTAATGGAACCGAAGTATTAAGTGCTACAACATTAACAGTACCTAACCTTAACGTTAGTGGTATTGGTACAATTGGAACCCTTAATAATACTACTGCTAATATTGGAACTGCTAATATTACTACAGGTAACATTGTTACTGGTATTGTAACCACACTATTTACTTCTGGTACAGCTACGATTGCTACTGGAAACATTGTAACAGGTGTTGTTACCACACTTAGCGGTTCTAATGCTACTTATACGACTGGAAACTTTGGAACTGCCAACGCCACAACAGGTAACATTGTAACTGGTGTTGTTACCACGATTTCTGGTACTAGTGCTTTTTATAATACTGGCACCCTTCAAACAGGTAACATTGTTACTGGTATCGTAACGACATTATTCACTTCTGGAACTGCTACAATCGTAACAGGTAATATAGTCACTGGTATCGTAACTACACTATTTACTTCTGGCACTGCCACCATTAATACGGCAAATGTTACTACTGGTGTCGTAACAACTCTTTCTGGATCCAATGCAACTTACACCACTGGTAATTTTGGAACCGCTAATGCTACAACAGGTAATATTGTTACTGGTGTTGTAACAACTCTTTCTGGATCTAATGCCACTTATACCACTGGTAACTTTACGACTGCTAACGCTACCACTGGTAATATTGTAACAGGTGTAGTCACAACTCTGAGTGGTTCTAATGCCACTTATACCACTGGTAACTTTACGACTGCTAACGCTACCACTGGAAACATTGTAACAGGTGTTGTAACTACCATTTCTGGTACCAATGC